TGCGTCACGCGGCGAGCATTACGCAGGTCTGTGGCGGCATTGTTGACAATCAAATCATCAGCATCAACGCTCTCAGACACAGGCCTATTGCGGAGCGGGCAATAGTAAACCTTCTTAAACGCGGTCCCGCCAAACCCCAGCATCAGCAACATGCGATCGGTATCAGGATAGTACTCCGATGCCGTGCTGGTCAGGTAGTGGTTCAGGTCCTTTTCCAAAGCATTGGCCAGCTCGTCCTGATCCAGCACCGCCTTATTGGAATCATTGCGGATCTTCACAGGCCCATCGGTAGGCAACATCTCACTGCGGGAGTTGGCCTGAAAACGCAGGCAGGCCTCAAGCAACAATGGGTGCCGCACCTTGCTCATACCCTCGACAGGTGCGCCATCAGCAGTACCCTGAAGGCCGGGGATCTCAATCTTCAGGCCTAGCAGCTTAATACCTTGAGCCCGTTCTTCTACCCATTCCTGCCGGCTGGACAAGTCATCGCGGATGCCGCGCATCAACTCTTCCGAGATCATCGTCAGGGTGCCGTCATCAATGTCATCTACGAGGTTGCGGAACCATTTCTTGGCATGCTCTGCCTCAGATGGCCCGTCCTCACTGATACCCTTCCCATCCAGAGAGATGGTGATCGAACCGTCTGGGTGCTCAATCTCAAGGATCTTGCCCTTGTCATCCATCTTCTGGTTAGGACTGCCCTCGTCAATGCTCACATCAACGTCACCAGCATGAACATGCTCTTCATGCTCAGTTTCAGGCTGGTCCAAGCGAACCATTGACGATAGACCCGGTACTACGGCCATGGGTTAACCCTTTGTCGGTGCTTCCATCTCGGCAACGAACCGCCGGATGCCTTCTTGTGCTGCTATATTATCAGATTGTGCCGCAATTTCATAGTCTCGCGTCTCGTTATAAGGCTCTTGGCCCCATACATGAACGACAAAAAGACCCTGCGTTCTAGGCGTGGAAGGCTTTATAATGTCAACGGTTGCGCTTGCGAATACCATGGGAACCTCACTTTTGGTGACGATATCAGATAACTGGATGTGACGGAAGGATGTGCTTTTGAACCCGCTGGCCGATCCAGCGCATCACTGGCACGGCCATGCTATTGCCCAATGCCTTGTATCGAGGGCCGTCTGCCGCCTTCGGTATGTCGGTGTAATCGTCAGGGAAACCCTGCAACCGTTCGCACTCTTTCGGGGTCAAGCGGCGCACTGCCATTTGTTGGTGTATGAACCGTTGTTGAGCAGACGCATCAACTGGCTGCATTACTGTTGGTTGATTGATGGCAGGGTTACCATCCCCGCACTTTAACGTCATGCTAATATCCCCAGTAATAGTGCCGTTGTAGCAATCTGTGCCTACGGCCATCTGCTGATGTATAAACCGTTGTTGGGCAGAACCACGACTTTCACGGGCCGAGTCCAATGTGGACATTACATCGCCAAGAGGCCGAACAATTCCATCTGATGATGCATATGCCATTGGTTGCATTACGGCTGTGCCTCCTTGTGCCGCAGTAGGGTTCAACCCAGATGCGGAATCCAATGTCTTGCTGGTGATTGCATCCATATCAACATAAAACCCGCCCTCTGGCCGATCGGGCCGCTTATTGCCGCCAAAGATATTGATTGGTTGCGCTACCGCCATACTACCCCCACCATTCGCATCATATGCGCCAAGAGAGCGAAGCGTAGGCGACATGTCCGTTGTAGCGTCACTGCCGTAGTCTTTTGAGTTAAATGCAATTGGTTGCACCAACACATTCTCACCACCGTTGTTGCGTCCCTGAGCAAAGGCGATGTCAGACACGCAAGGGTCTTGAGTGCCGTGAACAACTGCCCAATTGCTTTCAATACCCTCGGTGCCTCGCATACCCTTACTGATGCCAGCCGTTATTGGTCCGGTAATGTAAAAATCTAATTCGTTGCCTTGCCCTCCGGGCCTGCTTGTGCCGCTACCGCTTGCAGCGAGCGTTCCAACAAGCTCGGTAACTTCTTCCCGCGTTTCTCTGCGCGGCGCAATATCCCGGCGCATGCCTTCGCGCTCAAAAAGAACTTCTGCGGGATCAAACCCGTCTCCAGCACCTGCGACAACGAACACACGTCTGCGGCGTTGGGCCACTCCGAAATATTGGGCATCAAGGACCCGCCACGCCGCTGATCTTTTGGGTCCAACAACCATACCAGCGTTTGTCCATTTGCCCCCTGTCGGGATGAGGGGGGAATCGTTTCCAACAAGGGCGGCAAGGAAACATCCGAAGGCGTTGTCTTTAACTGACAGGACGCCGGGCACGTTCTCCCAGACGATGATGGCGGGGTTGTCTCCTCTAGCACGTCGAAGATCGTCAATTGCATCTGCCAGCCTCACAAATTCCAGTGTTAAGTTGCCTCGATCATCCGATAGTGACTGCCTCAGCCCAGCAACGCTGAATGCTTGGCAAGGCGTTCCCCCAACCAGAAGGTCGGCGTCTACTATCCAGTCCTGATCACGCAGTACGGTAAAATCCCCATGGCACGGCACATCAGGGTAATGATGCGCTAACACCTTACGGGGAAATGGTTCTATCTCGCTGAACGCCAATGGTTCCCATCCAAGCGGATGCCACGCCACTGTCGCCGCTTCTATGCCAGAGCAGACCGATAAATATCTCATGATAGCCCTATATCAATTGCACCAAAATTAACGCTACTTTGGCACTTTATGCATCGGATATTTATTTTGCAACAACAATATGTTAGGAAACTTGTCATTGGCACGACACATTACATTCCTAAGTAATGTTTGTTTTTGTGCGGCTAAGGGACAAAACCATGGCACATTCAGAAGAGTATCTGCTGAACCTAATACAAACTTTTAATTCCACAAAAAATGCTTCTGCCACTGCTAGAGCTCTACAGATCAACAGAGCAACACTCCAATCGCAACTGCTGGTCGCTGCTCAGAGGTTCCCCGATTATATAGACCTAAAAAACGGACGGCCCAAAAACGCCCATGACGCAAAGGTCAGGGATGTTGTTATGCCTAAAAAGTGGGCCGTGCCGCAGGTATACATCCCTGAAAAACCAATACGGAAAGTCTTGGTTGGTGGTGACGCCCACCTCTGGCCCGGTGAGCCGCCCCTGATGTGGAAGGCATTTGCCAAGGTCGCCAAAAAAATTAAACCGGATGCCATTGTTCTGAATGGCGACATACTTGATGGTGCCCGCGTATCACGGCATGGGCGTTATCTGGGCTCTCAAGCCCCTACAGTGGGGGAAGAGCTTGAGATGGTGAAGAGGTGCATTAAAATGCTACCGACCGCCTCAGAGCAAATATGGACCATGGGGAACCATGACATCCGCTTCGACAACTACCTTGCCAATAATGCGGGTGAGTTAGACGAGTATGTCGGATCCATCGCAGACAGATTTCCTCAATGGCACTTTGCGTGGGCAACCATCATCAATGAAGTTGAAATCCGCCACCGTTTCAGAGGCGGCATTCACACCGCGTGGAACAATGCGCTTCATTCGGGCATTAACATCGTGACCAACCACACCCATCAGTTACAGGTAACAGCCGTCAGAAACAGGCGCGGATCCCATTACGGAATTGAGACCGGCATGCTGGGCGATCCCAACTCACCCGCCTTCGAATACACCGAGGGCGTTGTCAGCCGCGCTATGCCGGGCTTTGTCCTGCTGTCGTTTGACGAGGATGGCAACATGATGCCGCCTGAACTGGCGGAGATGATTCGCGGAAGGCCTGTGTTTCGCGGTGAATATGTCTTCTAACGGTCACACACAAATAATACAAAATACCCGTTACAACCAACCCCTGATGGAGTTATGCCATGACTGCAATCGTAATTGGAACCCTTCTGCTCAACCATGATGCAGAAGCCGACACAAATTTCGTGACCGTCTCTTATGACGCAAACTTTATGAACCTCGACGTTTTCGAGCGTTTGTATTACGTCGATCGCGCCGTTGACGAGCTTCTTTCTTCCACTGACGATCCCTTTGAGGACGAAGAAGAAGAAGACGAAGACGAAGAGTGGAACGAAGAAGAACTCGCCTAATTGGAAGGGGGCTTCGGCCCCCTTTTTCATATCTTGTGCGCCAATCGAGCCGCTTGCATTGCCCGCTCTAGATCAGACGCAGACACCGTCAATCTTTCATTAAACCTTTCGATAATCACATAGTCACGCCGATCGGGGTGATTGGTCACCTGCAGCTCAAGTTCGCCGCAAGGTTTGCAGTCTAGTTCCCAAACTCTAACCGTAGCCTTAATTTCCATAGTAGTACCCCCCTGTCTTGGCGTTGTCGGTAAATCGTTCTCTCTTTTTAATGTGACGCACATATAACACCTTTAACTTGG